TATATGTATTGATGAATAAAGAATCACCTGAATCTGTCGTGCATAAATAAGCATGAATAATCTTTTTGCCTATGTATTGTGGAGTAAATTTCGATTCAAGATCTTTCATTTCTTCGTTATAGCCGATAGTTTCATTATGAATAAATGCTGAATCCAATTGTGCCTGAGCTTCTAAAAGTTCTTTATATTGTTTAGAGTCCTCAATCTTTGACATGACACTATCAGTTACAGAATATGCAATCGGTTCATAAGTCCAAGTTTTGGGTAAGGAGGATTTAATAAAGCTTGATATTGATTTTTCTATTTCCTCCTGAGGCGCATTACTGCATGAGCAAAAAAAGAAGGATATGATTGTCAATATCTGTATAAAGGTTTTCATACAACTTATATTATTCATTAGTTTAAAAGAACTTTCTGATACTACCTAAAACAGCATATATTTTAATGATCATGCTGATGGGGATTTCCTGTTCGCAGAACTCTTCGCTCTTGTTCGAAGGGATGAGCCGGACGAAACCTTCTTTCTGACTTAGTCGTATTCTCTTTACCGTACGGTATTCCTCTGTAACAATGCCGTATATTTCTCCAGCTGGGAGATACTGAATAGGTGTAGTTACTTCACGCAAGGCGATAATGTCACCATTACTTATTTCTGGTTCCATAGAGTGACCAGTAAGATTGCACCATAATACTCCAGGTTGATTGTAGGGAGGATAATTTATATAGAAGTCGGGATTCACTGTCTGATCATTTACGATTAAATCAAAACCTCCAATAAAATCTACATTAAAGTACGGTGCACCTTCGTATGTTTGGTTTACAGATGGAAGTTTTTCTTCTTTTTCAGATTCTGCACGGAACATGTTGCCTACACCGAGGAGAAGCCAATCTGGTGATAATTGAGGATATTGGGTCAATATTTTGACTATTTTATCTGAACCTAACTCACTTTTCTTTGCATCTCCTTTAAAGTTTGATGCTGAGACTCCTATAAGATTAAAAAAATCAGCCTGTTTTACCCCTATCTCTTTTATAAAAATCAAAATTCTGTCTTTTGAAGTCATAATTTTGGCTATTTAATTTGTTTTGGTCAAAATATTGTCTACTTTTGCAAAGTATTCCAATAGGAACACGCCCTAAAGGTAATAAATAAAGACTATAAAACAATAGAATTATGACAGAAACAAAAAAACTCATTAAAGCTAGCGGCGAACTTCAGGAGGAAATTGCCGCAAAACTGAAAGTAACAACCCGCTCTGTTCGTTCAGCTCTGGCATACGACACCAACAGCCCTACAGCAAGACTTATTCGTTCGTATGCTCTGAATCACGGAGCTAAGCTCTACGAGCTGAAGGAAATGGAAAATCCGTATGCGGAAGTAATTAAGTTATAGACACCAACAAAAGCAACTCCATAGATAAATATTCTCGCTATTCCAGTTCGTGAGAATAGGGATGGCTCCAAACTCAAAGCCATAGAATCATGAAACGAATCAATACTGCAACCCGTTATTTACTGCTTATACTGGCAGCTGCAATCCTGAATCGCCTGACAGACGGTTCAATAAATATAGTTATATCAATTACTCTTTGCCTGGCACTAATACCTGCCGCAATACGGATGGACAGAGAGGATAAGAAAGCACAGAAAAAGGAATGAATCATATCCGGCTTGCAGAACCTTACCATCAGGATAGTAGTAAACTCTCTGACATAGGTATTCAATAGGTGGTAAAAAGAGGTGAAGCGGCTGCCGTCCGGGTTCAAGTCCCGGAGCCGGACTACAATCTTAACGAATTAATCATGGAAATGTACGGAAATACATTATGCGTCAGCTTTACGGAGCTTGTCCGTGGGGGCATTATCAGCAAACCCACTTACGACAAGTATGTACGTGAAGGCAAGCTTACCCTCCTCCAGCGGGGAGGTAACGGACGCGAGGCACTGATCGCCTACCGCTCCATGCCGGAACGGCTCCGTGCAGCATACGATGACACATTCAAGAATGCATACGAGGAAATGAAACAGCGTGAGCAGGAAAAGTACATCAACACACAGATCCGCTTCGATGCCGAAGCGGTACGATTCTTCAAGGAGTTTGAGCCGAGCATCGAGTTATCCAGACAGATGGAATACATCCTAAACGCTCAGGTGATGAACGAGATGGTGCGTACGGAAAAGGCACGCAGTGTGGAACATGCCAAAGGTGGTTTTTCACGCCGGGCGGAAACATGGAGCAGCGTGCAGATCTGCTGTGAGCGTCTTCGCGAAATCACAGGTCACACACTGCCGAAGAATCCGGCACGATTGCGTGAGAAGTTCAATGCTTACAAGCGAGATGGATATGGGGTACTGGTAAGCGGTAACCTGGGCAACAGTGCCGCACGCCGCATCGGAAAGGCTGAAGGTGCTCTTTTGCTGAAGCTCCGCCGGAGCAAGTTCCCTGTCTACACAGATATGCAGCTCTTTGAGGAATACAACCGTCAGGCGGTGCTTCGCGGACTAAAGACTATCAAGAGTCCTACTACGATGCACAGTTACTTGAACGATCCGGCGGTAATGGTTTGGTGGTTTTCTGCTGTTCACGGCGAAAGGGAATTCAAGAACAAGTATATGCCAACCTTCGATACGGTAATGCCGTCCATGCCTAACTCGCTGTGGTATTCAGACGGTACGAAGATAAACCTTTACTACCGTGCATACGATGACAGGCAGAAGCGATGGGTGGCACGCACCACCGATGTGTACGAGGTGATGGATGCCTGCACGGAACTGTTCCTCGGCTACTTTATCGGTGACGGCGAAAACTTCTACAACCAGTACATGGCGTACCGTATGGCACTGCAGACATGGAAGGTGAAGCCTTATGAGATAGTGACCGATAACCAGGGAGGACACAAGAAGCTGGCTTCGCAGGGATTCTTCAAGAAACTCTGCCATCTTCACAAAACCACGATGCCGCACAACGGCCAGTCCAAATCCATAGAGTCCGCTTTCGGACGGTTCCAGCAGCAGGTACTTCACAAGCTATACAATTTCACCGGTCAGAACATTACGGCCAGGAAGCTTTCAAGCCGTGTGAACATTGACCTGGTAATGGCGAATATCGACCAGCTTCCCACGCTGGAGGAACTGAAACAGCAATATGCCGACTGCCGCGAAGAATGGAACTCGATGCAGCATCCTACCAGCCCCACCGGAATGACACGCAGGGAAATGTACACCGCGATAGAGAATCCGCAGGCACAGCCGCTTGATGACTATGAGGCACACGAAATCTTCATGCTGTTCTCTCAGGCTCCGGTGCAATACACCAAGGAAGGTTTCATCTTCCGCATGAACAAGCAGGAATACAGCTACATGGTGTATGGCGATGACGGACTGGTAGATATGAACTTCCACCTTCAGAACGTGGGCCGTCAGTTCCTCTACCGCTACGATCCGGAAAACATGACCCGCATCGAGCTTTGGGCGGTTACTGACACGGGAGCCAAGTATGCGGTCATCGCCACACCGAAAGTCACCATTCACCGTGCCACTCAGGAACGAACCGACGAGGAAAACGCTTATCTGTTTGCGCAGCTGGATGCTAACCGCCGCACACGTGCAGCCATGCACATCGCACAAGAGGAACTGTTTATGGAGGAAGTCATGGGCGAGGCATACACCCAGCTCCGCATTCCGCGTCCGGTTGCGGTAAGCGAAAAGCAGCTTGACGGATACCGTGAGGAAATGAAGAGAGGCACACTGGAAGCTCCGGTACAGATGCCCGACACGGACATTCCGGAAGAGCCTGTACTGGCAGACGAACCGCTGACTTTCGCATCAGCCGGTGACTGGACAAAGAAAGTATCGAACCTGACGTTTGATGAACTTGACAGCTTGGGAAAATTCTAACGATTTGATTAAACAATATTTAAATACCTATTAAGACAATGAAATTTACTACAGAAATGAAAGAACAGGTGCGTACCGCACTGATTGCCTATTGTGAAAATTATCCTACCCGTAACCGTGCGGCAGAAAGTCTGCAAAATGTCAGCTCTGCCACCGTCAGCCAGTTGTGCAACGGAAAATATGACCTGATCAGTGATGACATGTTTACCCGCATTGCGGTGCAGATAGGCTTTGCCTTCGATTCGTGGACGCTGCACGAGGGAAAGACCTTCAAGGAAATCACGTTTGCGCTGAGTGACGCACAGGCATATAAGAACGTGACATGGGTGGTTGGCGATGCCGGATGCGGAAAGACTACCGCAGCCATCGAGTACCGCCGCACGCACCGCAACGTGTTCTATATCCTTTGTTCTGAAGACATGCGCCGTTCAGATTTCGTACGTGAGATAGCCAAGCAGGTAGGAGCGCCGACGGACTCCAGCAATCTGCGTGACATGCTGGAAAATGCCATCAGCATGATTGCTTTCCTGAGCAACCCGCTGCTGGTGTTTGATGAAGGCGACAAGCTTACCGACAGCGTGTTCAATTACTTTATCAGCATTTACAACCGTCTGGAAGGACACTCCGGCATCGTGTTTCTCAGCACCGACTACATCAAGCGCCGCATGGAAGCCGGACTTCGCTACAACAAGAAAGGTTACAAGGAAATAAACAGCCGTATCGGACGCCGTTTCTTCGATGTATCTCCCACGGAACAGACAGACATATACGCCATCTGTCAGGCTAACAATCTGACCGACCGTGCCGATATCGAAGAGGTGCTGAAGGATGCCAGGCGAAGCGACAACGATCTTCGCCGCGTGAAACGATGCATCCACCGTCAGAAACGTATTATCGAAGCCCGCATAAAGAAAGGAGGAAGCAATGAATAAAGAAGACACTACCCCACCCCCACAGAAAAAGAAGTTCACCTTCGATCGAAACGCAAAAGGAGTTCGTGAGCTTCTATCCATGAAATTCGATGTAATGCAGTTTGATGGTCCCTGGTATGATGCATTCGGCACGCCTGAACGCCGTGGAGTCTGGATCATCTGGGGAAACTCCGGAAGCGGAAAGACCAGTTTTGCCCTTCAGCTTTGCAAGTATTTGTGCCGTTTTGGTCGCGTAGCTTACGACTCCATGGAGGAAGGTGCTTGCCGCACTATGCAGGATGCCATACGGCGTACAGGCATGATGGAAGTAAACAAGAGATTTCTGCTGATTGACAATGAGAGCATGGAAGAGCTTAGCATCCGTCTTCGGCGACAGAAAAGCCCCGATATCGTGGTAATCGACTCCTTCCAGTATACCCGCATGACGTACCGCCAGTATATCGACTTCAAGGAGCAGCACAAACGGAAGCTGCTCATCTTCATCAGCCATGCCGAAGGCCAGTTGCCAAACGGACGCGCCGCCAAAGGAGTGATGTACGATGCCTCGCTGAAAATCTACGTGGAAGGTTTTAGAGCCTTTTCAAAGGGTCGGTTTATCGGTCCGGTAGGACATTACGACATCGTGCCGGAGAAAGCCCGGCAATATCACGGAGAAGAATAATCATAAAACACACAGTCATGAAAACAATAATGAAAGAACGCTTCATAACCCCGCAGCAGATCAAGGCACTGCAAGCCCAGTTTCACAAGATGGGTTTTACCGATGAAGACCGCCACGGATTTATCAGCCAGTTCACAGCTGGTCGTACAGACAGTACTTCAGGGCTGACCAAAGAAGAAGCCGGACTGCTATTGAGCCGCTTCAACAAGGAATCAGCCGACCGCATACGTAAGGAAGCGCGTGCCTTGGTAAAGCAGATATTTTCATTGTCGTTCCGCATTTCCTGCCTGAACCGGAACTACACGAACGACACACCGGAGGATTTTGAAATGAACAAAGCTAAAATCAACCAGTTCTGCCGCACACGTAGCAAGTTCCGCAAGAACCTGACGGAAATGTCACTGGCAGAACTAAAAGAAGTAAAACGACAGTTTGAGGCAATGGCAAGAAAGGAGGAGAAATGAGAAAACAATCAGAAATAAATCGGGCAATAGAGCACTTGAAGGCTTATACAGACGCAGCGAGCCGAATACAGGTGGAAGTCCTGGAAATGAAGCGCAGCGAAACATGGGTATTCAATCAGTATGTGCGCGACGTTCCGGAAGACGAGCGAAACGAAACCCTATTCTATGCCGCACGCGATGCAGCCCAGTTCCTCGCCGGAAAGATTGGTATCAGTTCCATCTGTCCGGATCTGGAGGACGAACCGGAAGAGGAAGAAGAAACTATTACATTGAGCCTCTCGGAATACAAGAAACTTCTGCGCCGATTGGATCGTGTAGAAAGAAGATTAGGACTCAGGGTCGGTTCTTTAGAGAAAGTACCTAGAAAGGATATTTCAGAAGCACCGGACGATTTGATAGGTCAGGCTGACGCATGCAGATTAATAGGATGTGGAAAAACAACTATAAAAAGATGGGCTAACAAAGGGCTGATAACAGGATATCAGAAAGGACGTAGCGTGTATTACAGCAGACGCGAGCTGATTGGTAGCCCGGTAGTGAAAGATTACAAGGACAGTAAATCAAACAAGGAATAATCATGGAACAGACAATCGAACAAATCCAGAATGACATTATGAACCACATGCAGCAGTTTGATTTCACCGACCAGGTACTCATCCTGCGGGAACTGGAAAATTTCTGCGGACAGCAGGCAGACGAAGCTCTGAAGATGGAATATGACATGGCGGCAATGGAAGACGAATTAACCGACAATTAATAATCATTTAAACAATCATTAAAAACCCAATTAAGTATGGCAACAAAAAGAACCAAGAAAACAGTAATCAGCGGAGTAAGCCGCGAACAGTACGAACAGGCATTCGCCGATTTTGCGATGGCAGACGCAAAGGCTCAGGCTATCGCAGCTAAGATGGACCAGGAAATGACAAAGATCCGTGAGAAGTACGCCGACCAGCTGGCAGAACTGAACGAAACGAAAGACCGCACTTTCGAAGTGATGCAGACCTATGCCACCGAAAACAAGGACACGCTTTTTTCTAAGAAAAAGAGTCTGGAATCGGCACACGGCATTATCGGTTTCCGCACCGGCAACCCAAAGCTGAAGAACATGAAAGGTTTCACCTGGGCAGCTGTGACAAACCTCTGCAAAGAGTTCCTTCCACAGTATATCCGCACAACCGAGGAACTAGCTAAAGACAAGCTTCTGGCCGACCGTGACATTCCTGAAATTGCGGAACAGTTCGCAAACATCGGCGTACAAGTGGTGCAGGATGAATCGTTCTATGTGGAACCTAAAAAGGAAAGCGATGCGGTCCAGACGGCCTAAATACACGTATGAACGCCGTGGTCCTCTTTGGATCGTGTATCGGAATGAATATACTGATACAATTTGCACAGGCACTCCCATAGCGGAGTGCCGATCCAAAGAGAAAGCACGGGATATGGTTTACGAACTTAACGGATGGAAACATGAAAAGAAAGTCTAAATACAAATGGTACGCAATATGGACCGTATACTGTATACTGGTGATTCCTCTTGGTATTATGATTATGATATCTCACTATATAAGGCTTCCATTTGAATTATTGCTTGAATGGATAAATGTAAAATGGTGGCTTGTAAAAAGATATAAACCGGAATAGCTATGGCAGAACTCACTTTTAAAACAAATATCCGGCGTGACAAGTGGCCGCGCTGGATGAAGAAACTGCACGAGTACATGACCCGTGTAACTCAGAACCGGGAACTGGAGCCTACCCGTGATGAATATCTTCGCCTGAAAATGATAATGGAGAGTTGTCTTGGAGAATTAAAAAATGAGGAAGACGCACGCCGGGCTTCTGTCCGTGTATTGCTCGGAGAAGACAATGACCGGTTATCTCTCATAATAATGCGAAGCAATCTGGTAATAACATCTTATTACATCGAATAATGAACAAACGTACACAAATCATTCTTTTCACAGCCTTTTCTCTTATCATCGGTCCGCTGATTATTATGGGCTTCATTCTGAAACTTGCGGGAAAGATGCTCGATATACTTGGCTGGCTCTGCTGGATGGAACCACGCATGGCGCGGAAAGGATGGAATGAATTAATCAGAAAAATAAAAGAATCATGGAGCACAAATTAGGAGAAACCTTCACCTGGCACGGACAAACGCTCGCGGTCGCCGAGGTGAAAGATCAGGAAGAACCTTGCAGCGGATGCTGGTTTTTTGAGCACGCCATCCCCTGCTACGGTAACGAGCTTAACTGTACGGACGATTCGAGAAGAGACCATACTAACGTAATATTTAAACAATCAACAAAAACAGAAGAATTATGATGCACAACTGGTTTACATGCAAAATCCGTTATGAGAAAACGATGGAAAACGGAATGCAGAAGAAAGTAACAGAACCCTATCTGGTAGATGCTCTCAGCTTCACCGAAGCCGAAAGCCGTATCATCGAAGAAATGACACCGTTTATTAGCGGAGAGTTTGAGGTGGCTGGAGTTGCAAAAGCTAATTTCAATGAACTGTTCCCAAGTGAAGAAGAGTTTGCCGACCGCTGGTTCAAATGTAAACTCTGGTTTATTACACTGGATGAGAAGAGCGGAGCAGAAAAACGTACTGCCAGCAACGTACTTGTACAAGCTTCCGACCTTCGCGACGCCATCAAGAAGCTGGACGAAGGCATGAAAGGAACTTTGGCAGACTATGTGATAGCTTCCGTAGCTGAAACCGCCATCATGGATGTGTACCCCTACGAAGCAGAACCTGATGTAAAACCCGAATTTGAAAACGCAGATAAGAGATGAATACAGAGAAGACTTATATCCATCGCCGCGTATGCCTCTGCCGTCAGTGCGGAGGAACCGGCTCAGTAACCGTATATGCAGAGAAAGATGTGCGACGGGAATATCCCCAGCAGAAAGTATGTCCGCAATGCCAGGGCAGCGGACGCATCTGGCTCAGCGGAACAGTAATCAAACAGATTGAACCCTATGCAGAACCAGAACCTTAATCTGTTCAAGCCTCGCAGGGTGGCGGCGAAAGTCCATTACAGCGCAATCAATCAGTTTATGTTCGTTTGGATCAAGCACAGCCGCCCCTGCGACTTGTCAGTAAAGCGTTCGAAGCAGAACCCGGAATACCTGGGCATCTGCTTCGATGTGGAAAACAATGACACTATCGACATGATGTGTGATTTAAAAACAAGTCTGAAAATTCAAATTGTTGATTTATGAAAAAAGAAGATATTAAGCAAGAAGCTCAACATATGTGCGATAAAAGATTTTCCTACTTGCATAATAGTGCTTTTTTCGATGGCTTTGTTACCGGTGCAGAATGGAGAATCAATTCAGTTTGGCATAATGCAGATGAAGTTCCGAAAGAGAAAGGATATATACTTGTAGAGGTCAATGGAAGTCAGCCTATTTTTGTTACATGGAATATAAATGTTATTCCTACAAATTGGGATAAAATCGTAAAGGAAAACAATGTTGTCAAGTGGGCATACGTTAAGGATTTAATACCTATTATGGAGGATTAATTATGAACGCAAGCGATCAAGAGAGAGTATGTAAAGCAGGATATGTCATTCTCAGAAGGATGGACACTCCAAAGCCTCACATAAAGTACAAGAGTAAGTCAAATCCAAGGTCATGGAAAAAATATGATGATTACGTAAGTAAAGCTCACCGTGATAAGGTGATGAGAGAATTACTTCAAAAAGATAATTACATTGAAGACTGACACAAAAATCCCCGACACCGAAAACCGATGCCGGGGATTGCTGTATATTATTCGCCCGGTTCTCCAAGGAAATGACATATCGCTTCGTGCTGCAAGGGAGTCAGGCTTCGCTGTCCCTTATGGAAATGCAGTTCCGTAAGCCGTTGCTGTAAGTCTTCGTTCAGCACTATCCAGCGGCGAAGCTGCGCTACGGCACTCCGGGTACTGGATTTAGGAAAATATTGCCGGGCCAGGTCTGTAAGGTATATCGCTTTCATATAGGTAAAGATATGAATTATTTTTTGTACTGCAAAAATTACCCTGCGGTAAACATCCTGTTTCCGCAGGGTAATGGATCATTTTTCCGGCGGTAAATTATTCGCCTTCCAGCTCCTTATACGATTTCACCTTCTTAAACTGAAGGTTCTCGAGTGCCAGCGTGCTTTGCAGTCCCAGCCCCGGACGGAACTGAAGATGAACCTGACGGATGTAACTTTCGTTGAAGTCTTCCGACGTTTCCGAACCGTTGCTGCGTATCTGAGCCTGGAATGTTCCCAGATTCTCCAGTTTTACGATTTTCCCTTTGGCGATGTGGCGGTTTATCTGCTTGATCAGCGCACGGATCACGTTCAGCACGTCACCGTCGGTCAAGGTCGTACTGTAGGCGATATCATCCGCCAGCTCGTTGATTTCGACTGTTCCGCTCGCCTGTGCCTTGGCGTAATACTTCGCAGTGCCTTCCATATCTCCCGGCTTCTTGTAAGCCGCAATAGAATAGTTGATAGCCATGTGTCTGTCTTTTTTAAATGTTTGTAAAAATGTGGTTAACTTGTCTAGACAGTGCAAATCTACGGCTGTACAGGTCCGGGCTGTCGTAAAAGCAGTTATTATGTGCGTGAATAAGATAATGTCCGCATTTTTTTGTAATTTTGCGATAAATCGTTGTCTATGGATTCTCAACTGGAGCTGTTCCCGTCATATAAGCTTTCGCTATCGGAAATGACCCGAAAAGTCACTCTCCCACTAAAGCGTATGGCATCAGATAGAAAAGAACGTCTGATGCTACGCAACCGTGCGATGGTGGCACGCAAATATTATTGGGAGGAAATCATGCGCCGCCGTCCTGACGACGTGACTGTGATACTGGCTGAACATGAATTTTTTGTAGACGAACGTACCATCCAGAACGCGCTGATGGAAAACGCGGATTTCTATACAGATCTTTGCCGCCGTAAAGTGACGGCACGCCAGCTTCAGAAAATGTTTCCTACGTGGAAATTCTGATTATTCGATTACAGCCGCTTCAAATGCCATTTCATATACTTTCAGTCCGTCTTCCCTTTTCAGAGGTACACAGCTTCGGCGCATGTATGGTTGCTGGAAATGATCAAACCACCGCCCATGTATCGTTTGCTTTATCTTTTCCAGCAGGTCAAAACGTTTCAGAGCAGTATCCCGTACGGATTTCGGGGTACGGGTGTTCAGACTTGCACAATCATTGAAGGCAATGGTAAGCACAGCTCGCAGGGTACAGCGTTGGGGCACTGTCCCCATGGAAGACAGGTCACGTGTGTCGGGCATGGAAAATTCTACCAGACAACAAGGCCATGCCACAGGCGGACGTTCATCGGTGTAATAATCCAGCTGACCTTCGTCAGCATCAATCCAGCGGAGTTCTGGCACTTCCGTTTCAAGCAGTTCGAGCAAATCGCTCATGTATTCTTTCTTCATTTCAATATGGATTTAAAAAGTTGTTCGCTTACTGTCTTTAATTTACGTTCCAGTTCCGGACAGTTACCCATGAACTGTCTTTGGGGAATGTTCATTTTCCGTATATGACTTTTCACCTCGACAGTCTTTCTCTTTTTCTTTCCTTGTTTTTTCAGATTACGGGTGTGAGCCTTTACCACCACGCTTCCGGTAAAACCTTCGTTGTGAACCTGTGCGTAAGGGACCTTGCTGTTTCCGGCGGCAATGACCACCTTCTTTGGGGTTACCCTTACTATACGCACACTGCCTTGCAGTTTACCGCTGCGTACCAGCATAGTCCCTTTCTTCGGCTTGTATTTCGGACTCAGTGCCGGCCATGGTTTACCATCGAAAGACTTTTCTGAGAATCTGGTCCTGGAATATTCCTTGGCTTCTTCCGCTATCAGTTGAGGAAGCGCGCTCATTGCCTGGGCCATTTTTTTTGCAAATTCATCGTTTGTATTCATTTGTTTTTCAATTAAACAAGTGGTTTAAAATTAAAAACATTATCTTTGTAACGTTCTGACAACCGGACTAGATGGGGCCCTACCTTGGTTTGGCGGGGGGCAGCCGCAAGAAATGGAAAGACGCAAGGTTCGGTCAGAGAAATTCAAGTTGAGGTATGACACCGGCTATCCAATCCGGGCGGGCGGAGAACCACGGGATGGTTCTCCTTTACGGGCCGGACGGACGCAAGGACATACTTCAGCGTTTTTTTATGAGCAGTCCCCACCGGCGTTTATCCCAGATGTTCTTTTTCATATAGGCTACGGTCTTTCCTTTCAGATTAGTCTGCATGACGTACCATGTTTTCAAAACCAAAGCTTCACCCTCTATCTTGTAGTTTACTGCCACCACCTCATCGCGATAGAATTTCAGCAGGCAGTAGGTATCAAGCTGTTCTGCCTTTTCGAGCGAGTTCTTCTCTATCTCGTTGTTCAACCATACTTCGTCAGGATCCATCAGCGTATCGAGCATGGCATTCCACAGTGCGATACGGTTATCTCTTCCTTTTGCGGTAGTATGACCGAAAAACTGTTTTTCGTATATGACTACCTTCCGTCCGTCATAATCGGTCAGCGAAATCACACCATCTACAGCTTTTTCTTCCCAAAGCTGTTTTTCATCGCGTTCCACACGGGGCGGCATATCGTCCTGAGCGTTGTCCTTCATCTGCTGTACGGTGGGAAGCTCCCAGCGGTCGGCGGTCATCTTTTTCAAATAGGATGCTGCCTGCTGCGGGAACTTGCGGATGTACATCTGGTCGGCAGTGAATATCTGTGCGGTGTCGCAACGGTTAACTCCCCATCCTTGGGCTGCCTGCATTTTCCATTCTTTGGTAGCCATAAAGTCCAGTACCCGCTGGCGCATAGCAGCCAAATCCTCACCTTCTACCTGAAATGTCATAAGCCCTCGTACGCGGCAACGGCAGTTCCATCCATTCGGAGGATATATCTTGTTCCAAAGTTCGTCATTAGCCGGAAGAATCACTCCGTGCAGTTTTTTATGTTCCTCACGTACACGGCCATCGGCTACGGTGAGATACTGCCAGTAAGGGAATACGGTCCTGTTCTGTACCAGTCTACGGTACTGCGAAGTGGCTTCCGCTGTCAGTACGGCAGTGTCGTATTCGGTCTGTTGCCATGTCCGGTTAAATATTTTTGTCACCTGCTGTGCCTTTTCCATAAATTCGGGGTAACTCCCGCTTTCCCGGAACAGACGGTTGAGTTCCTGGATTTCCGCAAGCGTCTTGGCAGCACTGAAATGATATAGATTGGTTTCCATGGCAGTACGGAAAACATCATCGGGAGCATTGTAGGCAAAACCGGTATCAATGTTTCTTACGCCTGATTTAAATGATGTTTGAATTGCATTTAAAAATTCTCCGGAAAAGAACCTGAAAAGATCAGGTGAGAACAGTTCCTCACCGTTCCACACTTCATCGGCTATCTTTTCGTCAAGATCCGAATCATCCCTCATGCGGACTGCGCCAGCCCCGGCTCCCGTCGGGGCTTCTACGAAAAAACCTTTTATCCATTCCCAAAGACTTTGTTTGTCCGTATTGCGTACAGGAGGCTCGTTCCCTTTTTCCGGATCTATCTTCGGCTCCTGAACCTCTTCCGTACGAGGTTTCTTGTTTCCGTTTGCAAAAGGCTGCTGTACGGATTCTGCCGGATTCAGACTTTGCAGAATGTCCTCATCGTTTTTCGGTTCCGGTATGCCAAACTTCTCGTATACCCATGTGCGGGGAATGGGAAGTATTTCACTCAGTGTTTTCAGGTCTGTTACGGAAAGTTCATCCTTCTTGTCTACAAAAGAGAACTTTCCACCACCTGCCGGATATCCGCGTTTCTCCAGTAACGGCACAAAGAACTTGTTCAGCATGCGGATAACAAAACGCCGGTCGCTGCGGTGCTTCTTTTCTTGTACGGCCAGATGTACCTGGCTTTGGCTGAGTGATGAACCGCTTTGCGTGGTCATGGTCTGTCCCAGAATCGTAATCAGTATTTCTTCGTTGCACGCCTTCCGGAAATCATCGTAAAGGGCTCCGTTGGTTGTTCCGCTCATCAGGGTGGTTTCTATCTCACTTTCTTTCGGAACTACCATATAAGGTGCGGAACCGGCTGTCTCGAATGCCTCAATCAACATCCTGCGGCTGGTATCGTCCAGTGAGTTATACTTACCGATACGGATGGGCATACCGAAAAGCTCGACAAACTGTGCCCAGTCACCAAAACCTCCCCGCTTATATATAACATACGGAGCGACTTTCAGCAAAAGCCCCAGATCATCATCACGTCCCCACTGGATAATCATATCGTCACCGGCATAGCTGATTCCGTCACTATCTCCCTGCTGTCGTACGATGACCTTTTCTTTGGGACGGATGTGTTTCCGTGGAATGGAGTTGAAGTCAAATTCCGGAGTGAATGTAAATTCATCCACAGATATACCCCAAAAGCGGCTCCACATGATGCTTTCCAGCAGCCGCTCGAACTCCAGCGAATTGATAAGGTTTTCCATCACATCGGACTGCTTTCCGTCTTTTGTGATAAAATTAATATCGGCATCAGTAATCGCCTCTATACGCTTGTTGATGGCATCCGTCACGGAACCGTCAAGCAGAATACTGGAGTACAGGTCATACAATGGGAAACGGATGCCTATATCGGCTGCACGCAAAGCCGATTTCCAATTCCCTATGTCATTTATTTCCCGTCTGGGAGGCGTGAGTACAAGAGTACTGTAAATAGGGGTAGGCAAAGCCTTGCTTACTGTTGTCGGATCAGGCATGGCAGCCTTTCCCCTATAATTCTTTTTATTTTTCTTTGCCATAATCGTATCGTTTAAAAATGATTGTCCCGCTTTCGGTTACTTCCGTAATCCATCTGGCAATGGCATCCCGGAGCATGTCCGCAGTCCGTACTGTCCGGTTTGGCAGGAAGATTAGGATTATTACGGTTCTGGTTGTTCTCCAGCCATTCGATAGCCCGGTTGTACCGTTTTTCACGCAGTTCCAGATCCACTCCTGCATTGCAGAGGTTAACGAAGTGCCATGCCGCGATATCTTTTACGAACAGCAGCAGGATAGCGTTTCGTGCGCTGCCTGTTGCGGAAAAAATGGTTTGTGTATCGTATTTGGTAAGATAACCGGATGCTTCCTCTATGGCGGCATCAATGGCAGAAAGCATAACCGCCTCATCGCCGCGACATATAGTTTCGATATTTTCCTGGTAAATATGTGTGTACATATCTTCTGTAGTCAGGTATGCCATAATCTCAGAATCTTTTTTTGTTTGTATATCTTTTCCCATACCAGATACTTCCCGTTTCAATCTTGGCTGAAAGCTGCTGGCACATGTAGTATCCTCCCTCCACTGCATCAGGTCCGTCAGCCGGTGACGGGAGTCCGTCATCAAACAGATTGAACTGTTCCTGAAGCCGCAACATGTGAGGATTGTCTTTTTCTTTAATATTAAAAACCAGTCTTCCGGCACGGTGCAACGGTTCAAGATTACCTTCAATGCGGGCAAACTTCTCCGGTTTCTTCCGTTCGTCCGGACTGATATTAATATAAAATCCACGTTCTTTTCCCTTATTCAGAAAAATAGGTTTGAATACCTGCTCGTAAAACGGGTCCTGAAGGGTGTTGTTCTCAATGAAGCAACGCAGCTGGGCACGCTCCTTCACATAGTCTTGCAGATAGTAGTACCAGTTCACAAATTCATCGTTGGTGACATGCTGAAGGAAACAGGTGTACACATACAGTGTACCTTCATACAGTCCGCACAGGATGTTTGCCTTGAAGGAGTTTTGTGCGGCTTTCTTACTGACCTTGTTACTGTATGCCGGGTCGCCGTAGCTGACAATGTATTTCAATTTATGTACAGACGGACATTCCCCCCATTTTATTTCATCGAAATAATGCCCCTCAATGACAGGATTATTGAAACATTCCTTCTGACCGGCTGCCAGACTGACTTGAGCCAGCACTTCATCTACGGCTTCTTCACTATTCTTTTCGGGCCATACCGATTTTCCGTTCCGATAGTCTTCCTGAGGGTCAGGATGGTTGATGTCTACCATACGCAGGTTGATAATGTCCCAATGTCCCAGCGGCTTTTCACGGTCAGCCAGTTCACGAGCCTTGTTTCCGGCACGCACCACACAGCAGTCTTTGGCGATTATGTTGCCCGTCCAGATGGTCAGCAATGCCTCACTGATGGAACGGGTGAAGAACAAGGCATTCTCAAACCATCGCCACTTGTTGTTCAGCACTTCAATGTTCCGGCATTCCTCGTCGGTATCGTAGTCGTCCATGAGCAGCAGGTCAGGCCGCACTTCATCCAGCTTCACACCACGAGGAGATTGTCCCCATCCCATAGCCATAAACGAAGCCCGGTTTGACAGGATGAAATAGTCTTCCGTCCATTTAGTACCTCTCATGTCCCCGTAGAAGTATCGCAGACGTTCGTTTGCCTCGAACTGGGCCCGGTATACGTTGAGCAACTTGATGGCCGCATCACTGGTAGCAGAAGCAAGGATTATCACCCGCTTGTTCTTCTTCACAATCACAAGGTATAGTACGGTCATCATTACAATGGTACTTTTTGCCAGCTCACGCGCCCACGAAAGTACCTCGTACCAGTTACCGTCGGAATGGTTTATGATACGACGAATTGCCTTCTTCTGGAAGCCGGCAAACTCATATTTGGCAAACTTATAGAAGAAGAATTTCATCCATGCTATCGGATCGGCCTCCAGCTCTTTCAATTTTCGGGACTTCTCTGCATCGCTCATGGTAAAGTCCACCGCAGTCAGTGTGCGCACCTGTCGCAGGAATTCTTCCCAGTCTTCTACAAGCTGTTTGTTTTTTCCGGTCAGTTTCTGTCTTGCCATATCATTTCAGTTGTGTCTTAATGAATTCGTCAAACTCAGATGAAATATCGATTGCCTTTTCCGGATTCCGGGCACGCAGCCATGTCAGGAACTTCTTGCTTACTCCGATAATGTCTGCAATGCCGAAATCGCCCTCCATTTTGGCGATGGCAGCAGACAGTTTGTTGATTGTGTCTGCCTGGGCAGGTGTGGCATATTTAGTATCCGATTCGCTGATTGCCTTGTTTATCTGGGCTATCTGCATATACAGATGTCGTATCTGTTCCTCACGGGTGGAGGTGACAGCCGCACGCAGCATCTCCCAGTTCTCCTTTTCCGCCCATCTTCCTACGGTTATACGGCTTACGCCCACTTTCTGCGCAATATCCTGAAAAGTCATGCCTTCCTGCATGAACAGCAACTTTGCCCAGTCCTTTTTCTGTTGGTTTGTCAGGTTGTTTGTCATGTCCGTTCGTGTTATATTTTAAAACAAAGGTAGACAGTTCCGATGAATTGTACCAATCGGTTTGTAATGCTTTCCCTATTTATGTAACTCCTTACATTACAGAATGTAACGCTTACAACCTGATTTGCCTGATTCATTTTTTCACCCGAATTTTGCGATAAACAAGCATGAGCACAATGAACAAATCATACAAATTTACAGTACACGATGAGTCGGTCAATACCTACGGTTTCCGTATGCTGACTGATGGAGCAAACCTGACGGAGTTTGAGAAAAATCCCGTCATACTGTATAACCATAACGACTGGGAAACGCCAATAGGTCGTGCTGACAGGGTATATAAGGAAAACGGAACCATAGTTGCAGAAATCGTATTTGATACAGCCGACCCGAAAGCCGCTGAGATAGCCGGTAAGGTAGAGCGTGGATTTTTGCGTATGGCATCTGTAGGTGCATGGCCTCCGGAAGAGGCTACGGACGATGAACTTATGAAACTGGACGGACAGACCGGACCGACCATTACACGCTGGACACTCCGTGAAATATCAATTTGTCCGATTGGAGCGAACCACAATGCTCTGGCCATGTACGACCGTACAACAGGCAAACGGATTGACCTGTCAGACCGGAGTACGGTCATACGTCTGGCTGACAATATTAAAAATATGAATCTCAACCCTAAAAAAGAAAACAATATGAGTGTGATTACACAAATGCTGCGCCTGTCCGACTCAGCCAGCGAACAGGCAATTGCCGAAGAAGTGCGCAAGCTCATCGCATTGCGTGATCAGTATCAGTCGGAAATAGCCGGATTGAAAACAGAAAAAAAGAATTTACAGCTAAAACTGGACACCTACGAACAAAAGGAACGTGAAACCAGAAAGGCACAGGCTGTCTCTCTGGTGGATGCAGCCGTAAAAGACGGACGTATTAATGCTTCCGGACGTGATGCATGGCTGAAAGATCTGGAGAATGATTTTGAAAATGCTTCCGTACGTCTTTCTTCCATTACCAGACGGCAGACAGTAGCCACACAGGTTATTCCCGAAGGAAAGTCAGGAGCAATAACCCTGCGTGACATGACTTTCCAGGATATTCTGAAAGCCGACCGACTGAAAGAACTGAAGCTGGACAAGGAACTCTACCGTCAGAAATTCCGCGAAGCCTACGGACATGAACCGGCTTAAACCATTTTTACAAACTATTTAAAACAGACAAAACATGGCAGGACTGAACAAAGAAATCTGGCTCCCCGGAATCGAGGAGCAGTTTATTCCGGACACCTCATTCGTTGCAGAAGGTAGAAATCTCGATGCATGGACAGATAACGGTTTCCTGAACCTTCAGGAAGCGGGTGTAAATCCGGAAGTAATTGAGAACAATGAAGTATGGCCTATTCCTATTGTAAGACGTGAAGATATTCCACACAAACTGGAGATGAAACGCTTTGATACGGAAAATACCGTACACATCAACGCTATCGAAGTGGAGGAAGCGGCTGGTAAGCGCGAAAGCGTCATCCGCGGACACCGTGTGTCTTTGCAGACTAAGTTTGCGAAGATGGCAGGATATAACTGGTCACCGGCAAAAAATACGGAAAACACTCCGGTAAATGTGGTCAGCACAGGAAACAAGAGCAGCATCAATAACACGTACTATGCCTTTACTTATGAAGAACTGCTGAAACTGGATACCCAATGCAACCTGATGGATATGCCTACGGAAGGACGAATCCTCCTGCTTCATCCGTGGCACGCAGCCGACCTTCGCAAGCAGGATCTGGAAATGTACAAAAGCTTCTTCAACGGCAGCTCAATGTTTAATTTCAAGGTATATATCACCGCAATGACTCCACGCTACAATGGGGAAAACGGACAACGTGTAGCATACGGAGCTCCTGTAAACAGAACAGACGCTATTGCCTCAACCTTCTTCTATAAGGAAGCGGTAGGAGCAGCAAAAAGCAATTTCGACATGTACTACCGTCTTAATGATCCGGAATACCGTGGTGACGTTATCGGCTTTAACATGCGCGGACTGGCACTGCCTACTACCGGAAAATATCTGGGAGCCATTGTAACTAAAAAGCATGAGTAACAAACCTTTAAAAAAACGATAAAACTATGAGTTATCTGAATAGTAAATCAGGACGTACATTTGATTTTACCGCCCCTTACACGGAAGAAGGAGAACGCTGCCAGCGTATTCCTTTTCCGATTGCAGTAAACCGTAAGCCAACCGACAGTTCACACATTACGCATGACACAAATCCGCAGGTAATGACGTTCGACAGTGCTGCTTCAGCAGGTTCTTATACTGTAAACACACTGGTACAGCCTGGCTCTTTGTTGATTGTAAACAACGAGCATGCTTCAAACAGACAAACGATAGGTGGCGTAGAATGCGCCGCAAACGACAGTACTGTACTGATGTGGACCGGAAAGAAGTATGTACAAATATCTAATGCAGGAGTAGGAGGATAAGTCATGAAACACTTTACAATGGGAGAACTTTGTGCCAGTACCACCGCCGACGCTCATGGAATCAAGAATACACCGCCTCTTCAGGAGGCGGGTAACCTGAAAGTCCTTGCCGACAATGTGCTTGACCCGCTCCGTGAATGGTACGGAAAACCGATTACAGTCAATTCCGGTTACCGGTGTCCGCAACTGAACCGCATGGTAGGAGGCAAACCGACCTCCCAGCATCTCAAAGGGGAAGCTGCCGACATCACTGCCGGAAGCAAGGAAGAAAACCGGAAACTCTTTGCCTATATCAGAGCGAACCTGACTTTCGACCAGCTGATTGACGAGAAGGACTTCTCATGGGTACACGTGTCGTTCAAACGCAACGGAGAGAACAGGAAGCAGATTCTTCCCCTTTAAAAACATAGCCATGAGCGATACTATCAGGGAAATCATACAATGGCTGTTCGCCGGTGGAGGGCTGCTTGCCCTGATAGAGCTGTGGCGGACACGCCGGAAAAACAGGGCTGCATCGCAGAAAGACGTGGAATCGTACTTCCAGACCATGTACGAGGCTAACGGCAAGACGATGATCGGCTTACAGATGAAAATAGACGAATTACAGGACTTAACCATCAGACAGGATGAAAGGATATTCAAGTTGGAACGTATTACGCGAAGGGCTTCGGTGTGCCGTTATTGGAGCAGCTGCCCTATCCGTCCTGAGCTGCAAAAGTACAAGCAGCTTGCAGGAGAACCGGACAGTAGACCGAAAGGACAGTCTGAGGCAGACCGTAACGAAGGTGATAACCTACGAACCGGTCCCGAAGACACAGACGAGCCTGACACTGGATGCCGACCGCCTCCTTAGCCTCTCCCGGTTACCAGAAGGTATCGGCTTCACTGCGCACGACGGCCGTCTGTCTCTCCATGCCGAGAGCGACGGGAAAGGTGGTGTGAACATCACGGCGCAGCATGAGGGCGAAAGCCAGAAGGTAATTACAGAGGAAAAGGATGTGACAAACCGCATACGCGATGAAGCGGAAAGTCAACTGGAAGAAGTAAAGGAAACACGCCCCGCAGCCCAGGGATGGCTGACAGGAACAGCCCTGACCCTGCTGGGGATTATCCTTATCTGGCAACTGATTAAATATCATTTAAGCAAACATTAAAAACGACAAAATTATGGCAGATAAAAGCAACGGACTGATGTATGGTGTGGCCGCCGTAAAGTTCAAGACACCGGAAGGCGAGGAAAAGACGTTGGGCTGGCTGGATGAAAACGGGATGCAGCCTGCGGGAAATGCGCCTACCTTTATGGATGTGAATGCCGCACAGGTAACAGACGGACCCGTAGACAGCATTATGACCAATCCGGGAAGCGATGCATTCACGATGAACCTCATCAAGCTGGATGCACAAAGCATGGTCGATGTATTCGGTGGAAAGAAAGAAAAGGATGATTCTTATACTCCTCCGGTTAAGTTTGTAGCAAACGGTGTGCTGACAATATCCATGCATTCCGGACACAGCTTCCGCATATTCAATGCACGTCTGAGCCGTAACGGCTTCCAGAACGGAATCAATATGCAGAATGTACTGGCAATGGGTATCCGTGTGGACATGCTGAAACCTACAGACGGAAAAGACAGACGCTACCGTACTTATCCTCCCGGAGTGGAACCTGATACCGCAGACTCAACCGCAGACGCAGCAGGATAAGTATGAAGGCACAGGATATAGAACTGCTGGCAGGCATCTCCCTCAGTGACGGGGGAATCAGCCTGCCGCTTCATACGGTACTGCGGAAACATCCGTTCCGCATCACGATGAAGATACCTACCACACGCAGTCTGCTACGTGTCAGCAAACGTTACCTGCGCATCGGTGTTACTCCGGAAGAATATGATGCATATAATCTGGACCAGCGAATCCGGTTTGTCTACCTGCATGGAAAGGATATCAGCCGGATAGTAGCATACGGCATTGTTCGAGGGCCGGTACTGGGAAGGTTACTTAACCGCCCGGTGGCATGGATGCTTCGGGAACTGATGACACCCGATGAACTTTCCTCCGCATGGCGGCAGATACTGAACAGTACATCTACCACGTCTTTCGGGATTATTATCGCATCGGCAGCAGCACTGAACAAGATGCAGCCCTTAGCGAGCCGGAACGAGAGCGCAAACGAAACGAGGAGTTAAAGAAGGGACATACGGAACCTTCGCATAGCCTTTTCGGCGTGATAGGTCAAATAGCCACGGAAACAGGCTGGAGCATTGACTACATTCTGGACAAAGTGAATGTAGTAACCCTGCAAATGATGATGGCAGACATGCCGCACTGGGTTCCACCGCAAAAGCTGGACATGATGCAGCAGATACGTGAAATGGAGGAACGGGAGAAACAAAGAAACAGTCACATACAAACAGATAACACGAACACGACAAAGGGAATGAACCCGATGGAGTTCTTTACCCATTATGCAATAAAAGATTAAGGATATGGCAGTACCTGTTGAACTTGAAATATTCATGAAAGACCTTACCAAAGCCGGACTACAGAGCGTGGGTAAGAATGTGGATGATGTGGAAAATCAGACTCTGCAACTGATTGACGCGCTGAAACTGGTACGTGCCGAGCAGATTAAACAGCTTGAATCGAATAAGCAGGCGGGGAAAAGCTATACGCAGGAAGCGGCCAACGTACAGGCTTTGACGGGGCAGATCAACGGATTGAAGACAGGTCTGAAAGACTTGCAGAAAACGAAAGAGGAAACCGCAAAAACGCAGACCATTGACATCGACACCGAAGCCGTAACCCGTAAGACAAACAACCTGAAGATGCAGTTCAGCCAGGTAGCAAGAGAGCTGCCTTCACTTGCCATGGGGCCGCAGATGTTTATCCTCGCTATCTCAAACAACCTTCCTATGCTGGCGGATGCCATTTCGGATGTACGCAAGCAGAATGAGTTACTGAAAGCATCCGGGCAAAAAGGTGTGCCGGTATGGAAACAATTGGCCGGTGCAGTATTCTCATGGCAGACTGCACTAGTAGCTGCTATCTCTTTAGGGATTGTATATGGAAAAGAGATTGGAAATTGGGTAAAGAGCCTGGGAAAAGTAAAGAAAGAGCTGATAGATACTCAGAAAATACAAGACGACTTAAACAAGGTTCAGGTGGAAGGAGGAAAAGCTGCAGCCGAGGAAACGACAAAGCTCCGTCTACTTTACACGGCAAGCCAAGATACATCAAAATCTATGAAGGAAAGAAATAAGGTTGTAGATGAATTACAGAAAATGTATCCTTCCTATTTTGGGAAATTGAGTAACGAAGAAATTTTGGCCGGTAAGGCATCTGATGCTTATGACCGTCTGACGAAATCAATAATATCATCAGCTAAGGCAAGAGCGGCCATGAGCAAAATGGTGGATGAACAAGGGAAGATACTGGAAAATGAACAAAAGATAAATGATGCGTACTCCAGATTAGATCCTCTTTTACCAAAACTTGAAGCGGCAGAAAAGAAATTAAATATAGCAAAAACGTCTGCAAGTCTGAATGCAGGAAAACTTTCAACTTCCGGAACTAGAAATCTTTCAGCCGGAGGAAATGTCGCGGTTCAGCAGGCTCAATCAGACTATGACCAGTTAAAGAAAGAAACGGATGCTATTTACGAAGAAATTGCAGGATACCGTGCAACCATATATGAATCGAACAGGATTTCTAAGGAATTGGAAAAAAGCATTAAGGTAGATGACATTGTTACAGAGGAAAAAGGTAGTGGTACAGGTTCCGGAAAAACCGACTACGCTTCCCAGCTGGCGGATGCCCGTGTAAAAGCTCAGCAAACTACAGAGAAACTGCGTCTGCAAATCATGCAGGAAGGTATTGCCAAGCGCAAGGCACTGGCTAAGCAAGAATACGATGAGCAGCTTGCCGACATTGACAAGCAGGAACAGGACACGATTGCCAAAATGGATAAGGCACGAAAGCAAGGTGACAACATCCCACAGAGTCAATATGATGAAGTGAAAACGGAAGCGGATGAACAAAGGCTTTTAGCGGAAAAAATATTAGCGGAAAAGATATACCAGATCAATAAAGAATATCTGGATAAGACACTGGACGCTGAAATAGAATATAACAAACAATATGGGACCTGGCAGGAAAAAAGAGAGGCTGTAGCTTTGGAGTATACTAAAAAAATTGCCTTGGCACAAACTGAAGCCGAAAAGAAGCTTTTAAAAGAAAAAGGGAAAGAAGCTGTTGCCGCTGTAGATTTTGAGGAGTTTAAGGAAAGTATCAATTGGGAATTGATTTTTGGAAATCTTGACAAGGTAGCGAAACAAGAGTTGCAGAAATTACGCGCACAACTGGAACAATTCCGCCAGTCGCCGGAATATAAAAACATGGCGATTGATGAGCGTAAGGTCTTGGATGAAGCCTTAAATGAAATCCAGCAGAATATAATTGAGAAAGGCGGATTGCTTGGAAATTTGCCGGAGCAGTTACAGGTATTGGCAGAGGCACAGAATGAGTTGGAAAAGGCACAGTCGGAATACAATAAATCCCTTATTTTGGGGACAGAAGCAGAGAAAGAAGCGGCTTTGAAGAAAAGAAATCAGGCTCAGGCTAATGTCATCAGCGCTCAGGCTAATGTTAACGCGGCCGCTGATCAGGCTGGACAAAGATTCTCTAAAGTTACAGACAGTATGATTCGACTTAGTGAAGCTGGAAGTGACCTCTCCCGACTGGGAAATTCTATCGGGACACTGATAGACGCGTTTTCTGACGCAGACTCGAAAATAGGCGGTATAGTAGGTTCTATTATCGGAGTTTTGGAGCAGTTGGGAGATCAGGGAATATCCGGCTTTGTCGGAGGTATATTGGAGAATGTCGGTAATCTGGCCGGACATATGTGGGATACAATTGGAAGCTTTTTTGGAGTAAAAGGACTTGGAGGTATTTTTTACGGCGCGGATTATTCAGGCTATGAACAAATGAAATCTCAATATGGAACACTTTCGGGCATTTGGGATGAGCTGATAGACAAGAAACAACAATATATTGATATCAGTTATGGAGAAGAAGCGGAAAAAGCTTATCAAGAATCAGTTAACCTGCTGAACCAGAAAATGCAACAGGCATATGCTCTTGCTGATGCCCGTAAATCTGCCGGCAGCAGTTTAGGTTCTCATAGCATCGCATATCGGCAAAACAGGGATTTGGGTGGATATGCCTCAGAATTATATAAGTATGTAAATCAGAATGGTAACTATAATGATATAACGAACGCTTTGTTGGGGGCGTCAGCCGATCAGTTACGTAATGTCCGTGATAACATGTGGGCATTTTGGGCTGGACTGGATTCTGAATTTCGTAATGCCTTGGAACAGATTATCGCTTGTGATGACCAAATTGATGATTTGGGTGATAAAATGAATGAAGTGATGACAGGTGTTGATTTCAGCAGCTTCCAAAACAGCTTTGTAGATATGCTGAATGATCTGGATTCTACCAACCAGGATTTTGCTGACAACTTTGAAAAGTATTTGCAGAATGCAGTATTCTCATCACTTATTGCAAACAAATACAAGTCAAGGATTGAAGCTTTATACAAAGATTGGACCGAAAAAGCGGATGGCGGTTTAACTACTGATGAAGTAAATAAGCTCAGACAAGATTATCAGAATATAATAAACGATATGTTGGCAGAACGGGAGCAGATTATGAACAGTTTCGGCTGGGAAAGCTCATCCTCCGGTAGCAGCCAGTCGCCCAGCAGCGGCGCGCTGACTACCATCACTCAGGACAGCATATCTACCTTTGAGGCAATAGGAAGAAACATGCAGACGCATCTGGCCAATACAGACAAATTCGTGCAGGAAATCCGTAACGCGCAGAAGCAGGATAGCCAGACGCTTGCAACCATAGCATCTCATACGGCATACATTGTGCTGATATACGACTTGATGGAAGACTTGAAGTTGAACGGAATACAGTTGAAATAAT